TTGAGGCAGGTATTTCTGGCTGAAGACAGTCAGTCGTTCCGCAAGCTGCGTCAGTGATTGAGCCTGCTGATCCACCTCCGACTTCCGGGTTGTGATCTGCTCGCGTTCGGCAGCCAACTCGGTCGTCTTCTTGGTGTAATCGCGCTGGAACAGGTTGTTCCGCTTCAGGTCCGCAACGGTGATCACCGTACCGTCCTCGAGGGTGACTTTCGCACTGTCAGGTGCAAAGCGGCCGCCCTTGATTTCAGTCTCTTGTGAGCCGTCAGGATCGTCAGCCTCAGCCTCGTCCTCAACGTCTTCCGAGACATCGATCTCCGGTTCGTCCGGGTCAGTCTCGGCTGTCGCTTGGTCCTCTTTCCCTGTGACGGGGTCCGTTTCCGGGTCGTCATCGAGAAGATTGGAGATGTCCTCGATCAACGAGGCTTCGGTAGGCGCAGACGTGTCAACAGGCCCCGGCTCAACGCCAGGGAGATTGTCGATTGGCATGTGAAGGGTCCTTAGCTTTCGCTGGTCGGCTTATTGGGATCGACGCCGCCACTCATCCCGCCAGCGGCGATGATGTGTGATCTCAGCTTGTCCACAACCTCGGGGAGGATGCCGGCAAGCGCCTGCAGCCTCAGAATTTCGGTCTTGTTGTCGGCGTCCACTGTCGACAGCGCTACGAGCGCTTCCATGCGAACTGCGGTGAACGCCTCGGCGAGCACGTCGTCATTGAGCAGGCGTTCCGCCTCTTTGCGGTAGTGCTCGGCAGTGGCGTTCATCAGCGGTGCGTTACCGTGACGGATACGTCGGTGACCGTGGTGTACCCGACGTAGATGCCGGTGCGGACATCGCAGTCGAGCACGATGGTGTGCCCCGGCGTCGTGGCGAAGATCCACTCGGAATAGATGGTCGTCCCGCTCTCCGCCGTGTTGTCGAAGACAGAGATCAGGCCTGCAGTCGGAGTGGCCGTCGTCGGCGCAATCGAAATGGTGTGCAGCTTCCCAGCCCCGGACCTGACCGCGGTGTCAGCAGTGACGCGAGTGACTTGCATTGGTGTCTCCTATGCCGCCATCAGCAGCAGTTCGATGTCGTCTTCTTCGTCCTGCTCCGCTGCCTCATAGGCCCGGATGGCTTGCTCGATGTAGGCTCGGGTCGCTGCGACCAGTTGCTCATATTCGGCGCTCGGCTGCCGCAGTTCCGGCAACACCATCACCGGGATGGTTTGCGGCACTGCCTGACGGGCCTGGGCTAGTGTTCCCCACCAGCCGGGCAACTGCGCCACGGCTTCACGAACAATGGCCTTGGTGACCTTGCGCGGCTCTTCGCCGGGCTTGGGTTGTTCTGGCTCCGGCCGTTTGATGACGAAGTGCCGATTGCGAACGTAGCGGGCCTTGCGCTGCTCTTTGGTCCGAGCCGGGAAGCCATCGCCGCCGCGGTCGGTTTGCTGCGGCGGGCTGACAGATCCAGTGCCCGTGAAGGCCGCGCTATCCGCTCCGTCAGTGCCTGCAAGCGTTCCCTGCACGATGACATCGCCAGCGAGTGCAGCGATATCGGCACCGTCTGTCCCTGCTATCGTGCCCTGAACAATCACGTCGCCGGCAAGCGATGCGGCATCGGCCCCATCCGTGCCAGCGAGAGTGCCCGTTGCTGCCGAGCTTGCACCGAACAGGGCAAACAGGAACGAATGCCACTCGTCACCGCTGGTGGTGCGGGTCGTCCCAGTTACGTTGCCTGCTGTCGGTGCCGCGACGTACTCGATGCTCAGCGAGCCGTCAGTACCTACCGAACTCTGCTGCAGATCGCCGGCCCATCCGGAAGGCGTCCCGCCGGAGATTGCTCCAACGGCATTGTTGTCGGCCACTGTGATCAGTTGGACCGCCATGCGATCCGCGGCAGTTGTGGTAATCACCCCGCCGCCCGCTGGAGAAACAGCAGACGGGCCGCTTTGTGTCAGATCCTCCCAGTAGTCGCCCGAAGGTACCGGGTTGCTGTCACTGAAGGCAGCGCTGTTGACGAAGTTACCGAGGCCGCCAGTCGTATAGTCGACGCTCGGAGCTGTGTAGGTGCCACCGCGACGGCCAATCCACACAGCGAACTGATGCTGCCCCGCGCCTGTGATGCCGGTGTTATAGCCGAGCAGTTGCGTGAAGATTGCCGCGCTGCCGCCAGAGAGTGATGCACTGTTCGATGAACTGGAGGACGAATGCCGCTGCAACGTCCAGATGATGATGATATCGCCAGAGACCGTGCTGGCCGGTGTCGGTGCAGTTACAGAACCTGAGGCCGCAGCCGCCAGGGTCGCGACCGAGCGGAACGCGATCGTCATGGCTTAGCCAGCGGTGTTGTGCGTCAGCGTGCCCGCGGTGATCGTGACCGTCTGGCCGGCGGTGATGGAAACGCTGTCGAGAACGATGTTCGTGCCCGAGGTGCCCACGGTCAGCCCGGAGACAATCACGTTGTCGTCGCTGTCGGTGATCGTGGCAGCAGCCGCGGTGCCAGTGTTGTCGGCGCTCGTATCCGAGATGGCCGGGCTGAAATCGAGGGTCAGTACATCACCGGACACGGTGCCGCACGGATCGGTGAGCGTGAGAACGGCCAACGTGCTCGCCATCGCTGTCGTACCGATCTTGAGCTTCCCAGCGCCTGAGCCGGCATCGATCGCGGTTACCACAGCATTCATTCTGGATGTGCGCGTGCCGGCGCCGTAGATCACCGTCATCAGTTCACCACCTTGCGTGTACCGATGGCCTTGCCAGTCACCGGATCGCGGTCAATTACCGTGGGCGCCGACATCGCGGCATGAAGCCCGCCGATCATCTCGCCCAGCTTGCCGAGCCCCGCCATCAAGGTTTCATTGCCCGTGTCGGCTTTGGACTTCATGGTCTTCTTCTTGCCGCCCTGCCCGTCGTCTTCTTCGACTTCGGCCTGTTGCATCTGAAGAAGTGCCAGTTCACGATCCTGTGCCAGCTTGGCGAAGAAGCGTGCGTTCTCGGCTTCCTGCTTCAGAGCCTCGAGTTGCAGTTTGGTTTGGCGCTCGGCTTCGGCGGTCTGCAGGTCGGCCTCTAGCTCGGCTTGGTTCTTGACGATGTCGCCTTGAGCGCTGATCTGCGCCTGCTGCACAGCCAATTCGTTCTTGCCGGCCTCAACCTGCAGTGCGGTCTGTCCCTTGGCCTGTTCCAGTTGCGCCGCGACCTCGCCCTGCGCGTGGATCTCTTCAATCTTCGGGTTCGGCTGGGGCTGGGATGCAGCTTCCTGCATCTGGGCCACTTCCTCGTCCGTCACCTCGGGATAGAACTCTTCCGGGTTCTTGAGGCCCGACGACTCCGCAATCTTGACTGCGGTGTTCCTGATCTTCGGCAGGAACTCGATAGCCTTCGCTGTCATGCCCGCAGCGCCGAGCCGATCCGCCATGCCGATCTGGCCGTTGAGGATGTTGTTCAGCATCGCCATGTCGCGGTCGCGCGAGCCAGTACCGAGGCCAACGTTGATGGTCACCGCCATTGACGGGTCCCACTTGCCGGCGTCGATCTGGCGGAAGCCGGACTCGCCCTTCTTGCTCGGGATCTTCTTGATTAGGCCATTCTTCACCGCCAATTTCAGGCGCTTGGCGAAGTACTTAGCCCAGCCCAGTTCCGCCATGTTGCGGGCGATGAGTTCGATCTGCGAGTATCCGGCGTCACGCTGTTGCTGCGCCGCGGTCGCCGTCTGGTTCTGCAGCGCCTCCGGATCAAGCGCCATTGTCGTCCGCGAGATGCCTGTGCGCTTCGTCGTTTGCTCATCCATGTAGTTCAGGCCCATCATCAGCTTGTCGCCGATGAACGGGGTTTCATGCGGGATGATCGGGTTTGTCGCCGTCTTCTTCTTCCAGATGATGCCGCCGAACTTCTTGCTGATGAGGATGTCGGGGTTGAGGACGCTGCCCTCTTCCACTTCCATCATCGGCATGCCGACTGCGTAGGTATTGTCGAGCATCTGCCGCAGCAGTACCGTCTTCACCCGCTGAATGTCGGCAGTGCGATCGAACACGCTCTGCGCATCGAAACGGTGAGGCGTCGGATAGCAAGGAATGTCGGTGTACGGGCACTCGTCCTCGTATTCTTCCTCGCTCAGCAGTGCCCCGGTTCCGGTGTCCCCGGCAAACCAACACTGAACCAACTCGGCTATGCCGTCCCCATCACGGTCGGCGCGCAGATAGCACTCGTAGAGATCGATAGGGTCCCCAGACTTGACCGGCGATGAATAGTCGGTCGGCCGGTCACCTTCGCGGGCATTGCCCACCTCACGGTCTGCAGCGCGGCTGAACGACGGCAGCTCCTCGATGACGCTTTTATCCCAGCCGTAGTCGTCGGCCATATCCATGAGATCGGAGCGGGTCTTGTCGTCGTGCAGATAGGCAACGAAGCGTGCTTCCTCGATGGTCGTGGCCATGCGGTTGAGGAATAGATTTTCCGGCTTGCATGCCACGTCGCAAATCTTCGCCGGCCGGGCGACCTTGGCGAGCTTCACGGTGAGCGTCGGCACGTCGACCAGCACCGGCTCTCCGGTCATGGGGTCGATTGCCTCTTCCTGCTGAGGCTTGCCAGGCTTGGCTATGCCCGTGGGCTGCCATCCGTCTTCCTCAAGCAGGATGGCGAGTTCCATCTCGGTCTTGTCCCGGAACCAGCGGGTTTCCGCTCGCTCCGGCTCCCAATACGACCGCGCCAAGCCATTGCCGAGTTGCAGGCTGTCGTCGGTCGCCGTCAGCAACACCCGATAGCCGTCATTCTCGCGGAAGAACGACCAGTTGGTGTACTCGCTGGCGTCACGCGCCCAGTCGTCGTTCTCCTCACGCACCTTGTCGTACTGGACCATCTGGTCCGAAGCAGTGAAGGTGCGCACGACACCAGGCTTGATCCAAGAAATCGTATCGGCAAACGTCCGGTCGGTCTGCGTCGAGCCATTGGGCCGCGCTGGCGTGTCGTTCATTTCGCCGCGCATGTACTCAATGGCACGGGTGCGCTTGTCGCTTAGCTCGGTCGAGTCATAGCCCTTGGCCGAACGGATTTCGTCAGCGACGATGGCGCCGAGATCGGAGCCTTCGATCTCGATGTCTTCAGCCATCTACTGCACCCAATCGGTTTCAACCTGCGGCATGTCGGTGCTCGTCGGTTCTTCGTAGTCGACGCACATGAGGCCGAAGGCGTCGGCGCCGTGAGAGGCCCAGTCGTGCTCAGGCCCGAGCCCGATATCGCGCTTGTCGTCTTGCTTTTCGTGATACCAGCCCAGAGCCGTGCGCCCCGGCTTGGTATTGGTCTCGTCAAACCAGATGCGTGGGAACAGCCGCCGCCCGGCCTCAACGCGCATCGACGCGGCTCCCGTCCCTTGGTTCGGTATGGTCTTAGCCTCGAAGCCAGCGGACTGGATCGCGCTCTCGTATGTGGCGTCGATGATCTTCTCGCCGCTGCCGCCATCGTGGGGCAGAATGCAGTAGGCGTCCGAGTAGCCGCGCTTACGAAGCCACGCCAGATGAGCGCTCAACGGTTGGTGCCGCGCTTCGTAGTAGTCGAGCACCCGTATCTGCTGACCGATGAACTGGCATATCCAGATGGCCGTCGCGTCAGCTTTGGCGCCCGTCCCGCCAATGTCCCAATACGCTCTGATCGTCATGAGAGGGTCGAGCGCCAGGCTCGTTATCCGCCCCACATCCTTTGCCGTGGTGAGCGCTTGAGCGTAGTAAGCGCCTTCGACCGCGGTCTTGAAGCCGCCTTCCCATATGTGCTCGTACTGCTCAGGGCGCTCAGCTTTGTCACGCTGCCTGTCGCGCTCCAGCTTCGATGGGAAGCGGGGGTTGTCGCGCCAGTTCAGCTCGATGACCTTGTACCGAGGGTCCTTCGATGCGCGGAACCGCTTGTGGGTCGCGCTGGTCTCGCGCTCCGGGTTCCACGTCACCCACAATTCGCTGTCGTCTTCGCGAAGCGTCGGGATCAGCTTGATCCACGCCTCTTCAGACACCGGCTCGGCTTCATCGACCCAGCCCAGCAAAATGCGGGACTTGGATTTGATGCTGTCGATGTTCCGGTCTAGCCCCGCGAACGTGTAACTGATGCGCCCGCTGGCTGTGCGAACGTACTTGTCACCGATATGAAAGTGCTGAGCCAACCAAGGCTCCGAATGGATGGCCGCCTTGATCTCCTCAAGCGAACTGTCCTCGAGTGAGTTCATGAACTCACGACCGCAGAGGATCAGACCCTCCCTGCCCTCTTGATCCCACATGTGAGCCCTGACAGCAGTCATCTTGGCAAACGAGCGTGTCTTGCCTGACCCGCGACCGCCAAATGCGCCACGAACGTCTGCCACCCCAGCGAACACCGGGATAAGCTTGGGGGGCAGCGCGACTTGCGCTGTCGTCTCACTCAGCATCAGCAGGAGTCAGTGGCACCAGTTCGATGCGGTTGACGGTCGTCGCCTTGATCGTCTGCTCTTGCCGCTCGGTGTAGTCGTCGCGGAAGCGGGCTTCGACGGATTTTTTCCACACCGCGGCATTGAAGCCAGGCGCCTCCATGCCTGACATGCCCTTGTCTTCCCACCAAGCTTGGCAGTGGACCATGGCTCGCGATAGCGCTTCTAAAAACTCAGGGTGCGCTTCGGCCCAATTGTCGATGGTTTGCCGGCTGACGTCGAAGGCCGATGCCATCTGCGCCTTGCTCTTGCCGAGACGGCCAAGCGCGATCACCTCCTCACAATGAGAAGGATCGTAGTCAGTCGGTCGTGCCATGTCGTGGAGCCTCCGCCGGGGCCGCAAGCGGCAGATCGGCTAATTGGCTGGATGATTTGGAAAGCCATTCCGGCCAGCCCGTGAGGCATTGGCACTTGGCGATATGTTTGTTCTACGAATGGGCCGCAACGCGGTGCTTGTATGGGGCGATCGCTGAGAACTCTACGCCCTCGTAGCAACGCTCCCACCGCTTGCTGCCGTTTGGGTTTCGAACGGCGTACTCGCAGCGCATCAGGCGTTTGCCCGTCATGCGTTCTGAGTCGCGCTGCCACACATCTCTGAGGATGTAGAGCGCACCGTCGCGCCAAAACCTGCGGCTTCTGCGAGTGAACTGGTTCGCTAGCACTGCTCTGCCTGATGATCTGGTATAGGGGTGGAGAGACTGGCGGGCCGTGGGGATGCCGCTTATGGAGCGCTGCGCTATTTGCCAGCCGCAAATCCCCTGCGGCCCAGCACTCATACCCGCCAGAATAACCACCGCACGGAAACTGTGCTGTCCGATTGAACAGCCTCTCGCCGTGCGGCGGGCCGATCGATGGTCTGACCGGTTCTTGCCTCTGGAATCAATTCGGCCCCGGGAGGTCAAACCACGGGGCCGCTGTGTGCGCAGAAGCGCATCATGTGATTTCGGACACTAGGGTGCTTCGCGAGTCACGTCAAGCGCGGTTGAGGTTTCACATGTCTTCGCCGCTCATGAACCGGAGGAGCCACGGCAGGATTGCCGCGCTGAGTAGGAACTCCACGCCGGTCAGCAGCAATGAGCCGCCCGACATTGCATAGGTCCCAGCCGCCGCAACGATCGACAGGCCCCAGCCGGTTAGTGCACACCGCTTCCAGCTCACGCCGCTTTCTCCATTCCCAGCCCGTAGTGCCTAATCAGCGCATTGGCAGCATGCCGCAAATCCCCGACGAGGTGATAGTGCTCACGGTCCCGCTCGACGCACTCGTATAGGGCTGCGAACAGCATGCCGGCGCCACGCAGTTCGTTCTGCTTGTCCTGCACCGCGAGTTCAGCCGATCGATGCCGCTGGCGGATGGCAGTGGAGCGCTGTACGTTCTCCTCCCCTGCCCTGCCCGCGACCCGGTTTGGGTCCTGCGCGCTGTCGCCAGTCGGCCCGCCGCTGATCATCCGGTTGAGCCTGGCTGACTCCTCCCACATCACGAGCGCTTCGTATTGCGAACGGTTCAGTTCCTTGCCGATGCATAGCCGACCGATGAAGCTTCCGGCCTTCTGGTCGCGGGCATTGTCCTCGGAATAGCCAAACAGCCGCTGGCGGGCTTCTAATGCGACAGAAACCGCATCCTGCTGCGTGGCGTCCCATGCGAGCTTGCGGCGCTTCTCGACTTCGGCTGGATTGCGAGACAGCTTGCCGCTCTTCTCGCGTGCTCCTGGTTTACGTTTGCGCCCCATTCTGTGCCCCTGGGTTGCTGGTGGATGTGCTAGTCTAGTTGGTTGGCTAAGTTGGATGCCAGTGCGCTAAAATATCAAACTTTCCTGCATTTCGGTGTTGACATCATCCAAGTAAGTTGTAGGATGGGGACATCGAAACACGGGGAAGACAAATGGCAACCATCATCCAGACCGCAGCGAACACCTACACCGCGAACAACGGCCGGGGCACTGAACTCACGCTGACGAAGATGGAAGCCGGTTACTGGCTGGTGAGCGCCGACAACGCAGCGGCCCGCGCTTGGCGCTCCATCGGCAAGGTGTTCTGGAACCTCTCGGACATCGAGGCTCACTACAAGACCTTCCGCGGCCTCTCCGCCCTCATCCAGTGATGGGCGGAATGCGCCTGCGGGATAACCTGCAGCCCACGGACTTTGCAGATGCCGAGGTCCGTGTGTCGCGGTGGATGGAGACTGCCGCCCTGCCCTCATGGGCTGACACCACAGTTTCTGCATATCGCGTGTGGGAGTGCCGCTGTACGCACTATTGGTTTCAGCGGCACGAATGGATGAAGGTCGGCGCAAATGCCAGCGACATGGAAGGCTGGATATTCTCCGGCTACTTCCCGCGCCGCCAGTTCGCGCCGCACATGACCGCAGCCCCAAACTTGGAGGACGTATGACCGCCGCCCAATTCATCGAATGGCTCGCCGCAATGAAGGATGCAGGCCTTGCCCGCTCCGATGCCGCTGCAGCTCGCCTGCTTGGCGTCTCAGCCAATACCGTTGTGGAGATGAAGCAGCGAGGTGCGGACCAGCGAACCGCATTGGCTTGCCGCGCCCTGTTCCATCGTCTTGAACCATGGTCCTAGCGCTCACTTCCCCTCTCCTTCGTCATTGGGTTGAGATAGGATGGTACGGATACGTTCGATCTCGCCTTCGAAGCGCTCGGAAGCGTAGATGAACGCATCTCCCAGCTTGGCTTCGATCAGAGCGTCGATCATCCTAACCAGCCCCTCCGCCCTCAGCGGGTTGGCGTCCGACCAGAAGTATTCCTCGAGCTTCGCGCGAACTGCCCGCGTCAGATCGCTCTCCGGTATCTCCACCATGTTCTCCCCCTTACTCATGGGAAGACCGGATGGAAGAGGGCTGGATAGCAGCGATTGCGTTCTCCAGATCTCGGTCTAGCCGAGCCCCGGTCGTCTCCATCTCGATCCGCTCATCGAAATGGCCAGCGAGGATTTCCAGTGCTCCACCCAGCATTGGCGCTTGGGCAACAGCGTCACGAACGAAGGTCGCTGCGTACTTCATCGCTGAGGCATACCCCCGAAGGTACTGTTCATCGCGTGGCACCCAGTTTCCGTCGCTCATCTTGTTTCTCTCTCGTTATTTGAATGGGTTAGGCTGCTTTGGAGAGGAAGTTGAACCGCGGATCGAACTGCGACGGGAACTCGGTCGGCACCGTCCAGCTCTTGCGGTCGTGCACCAGGTCGAGAACCCACTTGCATTCGAGCCAGCGCCAGTAGGCCAGCCATTCGTCCCACTGCGGTTCGCCTTCCTTGATGATCGGCAACGTCACCATGCCGGCGCAGAAGGCGAGCGCGTTGATGGCATAGTTCTCGGCGTTGATTTCCGTGCCCTTGATGACCGCGCGTTCTTTGCGGCCGCCGACTACGGCAGCGATGGCCTTGATGCATTCCTTGGGGCTGGGGAATGTCTTCTGCGCCTGACGGGCACGCTTCAGCCACTCGACTGCAGTGCTGAGGTCATTGGAGTTGTACTGCTCCATGTCGGTCAGGATGGTGTCCCGCGCGCCCTCTGTGGGCTGGCTTTCGAAGTGAGCCTCGAGCGGGGTGATGAAGAAGTCTTCGACCTTGTTGCTCATGCTGTCGCTAGCTCCTGTTCCCAGCCCCGGTCATTGATCCATGTGCTGAGGTGCGGATGGAATTTCAGCCTGCGGTCCATCGGCTCATCCGAAGGAGCGCTTTCGAAGCGGATGGACAGGCGGGCAATGCCACGCATGCAATCCGTCCGGTCTTTGGCAGGGAGCGAGACGTAGGCCTCGAAAGCCCTCGCTTTGTTGCTGCCGGGGTTTTGGGGAAACTCGGTCCAGATGTTGTGTTCGAACTCATCGCGAAGCGCCTCGCGTGCGCTCGCGTTCCCGTTCTTCTTACGGTTCTCTTCCGGTTCCTTTAGTGGGGGTTCACAGTTGGACCCCCCGAGGGGTTCAGCGTTGACCCCCTCCCCCAGTTCACTTTCTGGTAGGGGGGTCAATTTGGACCCCCTAGATGTAGCGATGATCCGGTAGCTGTTCGACAACTGGCGGGCGCTCGGATCGCGGTTCTCATGAACTTGGATGAAGCCCTCTTCTTCGAGCCAACGGAGCCACCGTTTGACCGAACTGCGAGACATGCCGCTCTCTTTAGCGAGGCGTTCGATCGACGGGCAGCAGACGCCGGTTCCGGTGTTGTGAGCGTTCGCGATGCAGACAAGCAGCATCTTCGCGGCGACTTCGCCAACGTCGCTTTCCAGCACTGATGCAACGGCCTGAATGCTCATGATTTCCTAGTGTCCAACACTCGACGTTAAGGTTCGCTTTACTATTAAGGCAGCGAAGCCAGCCAAATTATCACGCGGCGTTCCGCATATGTTCTGCTTCGATCACTGCGGGATGGATGGGCTCCATGCCCTCTGCCAAGCGAATACCGTCCACGAACTCCACCAGCTCCTGAAACGACATGCTGCGCGGCCGGCCCATTGAGCCAGTGCGCTTGACGGTGACCTTGCGCCCCCCCTTCTGCGAGTAAGCGACGTCGTATCCGCGATCCCGAAGGAAGAAGGTCATGGCGCTGTAATCGGCGCTGTCGCCACGCCGGAAGCGCCGGGCTCCGCCGTTGGCCTCAAGCCATTGCGCTACGAGGTCGGCATCCTTGGCGCCGTCGACCGGCCGCGGCACCACAACTTGGCGTTTCGCCTTTGGCGCGGCCACTGCTCGTGTTATGTTGCTGTGTGATTTGATCTTGGGAAGAATGGGCTTTCTGGTCGCCGCGGCCTGCTGTTCCCAGCCGTTGAAGTCGCGAATAACTGTCGGGCGCTTTGGCAACTTCAGCCGGTAGACCTTCCCGGCTATGGCGCACCTCGATAGGCCCTCTCCGAGTTCGCGGGCGATCTTCGAACAGGACCAGCCATCAGCCCACAGGCTGCGCAGCCTTTCGATCCGGTCGTCGGTCCAGTCCCCCGTCGCGGCGTTTCGGTAGCTAGGTAACGCTCTCGTCATACTACTCTCCCGACTCCTGCCAAGCGCCTAGCCTTCGTCGCCAAGCCGCCCCTGCTGCCAGACGATCTGGCTTGCTCGTATTCTTCGTCCTCAGCCCAAACATCGGCCATCGTCCGCGTGACGTTCCACGGCAGCCGAAAGTCCTCGGGTACTGCGCTCCCTATGTCTTTATGGGGGAACGTGCTCACTTGGCTGGCACTCCCGGAAATGCGGAAGGCCATTCGCTATGGAAGTCTGCGATGACCTCATCCGCCGATGCCTTGCCGGTGAGATAGTCGCGGAGCATGTCCAGAACTTCCCAGTCATAATGCTCTCGACTGTGGAGTGCCGCCTCAGCGCTGCTCACCATGTGAGCAACCTCCACCGCGTGCTCGTCAGTGCATTGGAAGCCTTTGTGGACAAGCACTCTGCGCTTCATAGCGGCACCGAAACACGGTAGGCGTCGATCTCGTCAGCGCGCGGATGCCGGTAGTTGCAAAGCGCCTCTGGAAGCGAGGTAAACCTTCCGTTTTCCTTGAGGTTGACGTATAGTTGGCCCGGTATCCAGTTCGGGAAAGCCTGGTCGAACTGCTCCAGCAACCGCGCCATCTGCTCCTGCCAGTCGTCGGGCATTTCGTGCAGCAGAACGCGCGGCAAGGTGAGCCACGAAGCCCGCGTTAGCCCGAACCACCTCCAAAGCCGTTCGCCGCCTTTGACGGCCTCCCAGTCGTAGTTGACTTGGTCGATCAGCTTCTCAATTTCCGGGCTGTTACCGCTCATCACCCTGCCCTCCCCACAACCCGCATAAGCCGCTGTGTTGCCCGATATTTCGCCGCTTCACGCTGTTCTGGTGTAAGCTGCGAACACGCATCGGCCATCTGCTGGCGCAGGAGGTCGCGCTTGCTGACGAACCGGCCGGCGTCGTCGCGTGGCTGAGGAACGGGCTTATCCGCCTCGAGAAACCGGACATGCGTTCCGATCTCAATGATCTGATCACGAAGCCCGGCAATCACCGCGCGGGAGCTGAAGGGCTTGGGACGAAAGAGCGTTGCGAGGATCTGGTTCATCAGAGCGGCCCCTGCTGATGGGTGAGGTTAGGAGGCGATCTGCCAGTGGTTGAACGCGGTGCCGACGGCGATGACCGTCCAGATGGCCACGGGGACCCACCAGAGCCAGACAAGGTCCGCCGCGAAGATGTGCTGGGCATCGAGGCCCATGGCCTTCTCAGCGCAGTCCCACGCCACCAGCGAACAAGCTGCAGTCCACGCGATCTTCATTCACGTTCTCCTTGTTGATGGGTTCAGACGTCTAGGTCGTCGGCGATTTCGGGCGCCATTTCCTCAGCGTCCCGCACGTAGGCCTTGCCGATGCGCAGCCATCTGAGGGCTATGGAACGCCTCGTCCTGGTGGAGAAGAACCGCTTCCAACCGAGCAATGCGGCTCTGAAGATCCCGATATTCATGCTTGGCCTCTGTAAGGGTTTGGACAGCAGCGAACTCGTCAGCCCGCAATGCCACGGGCTCGCCGTTGTAAATGGATCTGGTGCGGCGATGTCCCCACCGCAGGGCTCTGGCCAGTCGCGTTATCCGCGCCTTGTGGCTCTCGGCGGGCCACGTTCGGCCCGCATACTCACGCAGTGACAGTTGCGCTGTGACGCTCATGCTAGTTTTGTCCTTGGATGAATGTTCCAATTTTGCGGCCTCCGGCTTCGCTAGGTTCGGGTCCATAGCGAGACGGAGTTTTCGAATGGCGTTTGAACGGCTGGACAGCATCGTGACGAGAGTGCTCAGCCGAGTTGATGGGCTTGGCGAGGCGGAGATTGCAGTCTCCGCCATCCGCCCCAAAGGGACCGGAACCAATGCGGTCCCGGCCAAGTTTACGAGGAACGTCATACAGGCTGAGACGCCGGAGGTTGGCGCTCACACTGCAAGCCTGCCGAGGATCGGCAGGTCGATAACCACAGCATCCCCAACGCGGCGCCCCTCCGCGGCTGTGGTTATCGATCTGGCGATGTATCGAGATGAGGTTGGACGCCGAGCGGAAGGAGGAGGGAGCCCCCGCCCGGCGTCCGTCCGCCGCAATGCCCCAGGGAGTGAGCTGCGCGGAACTGTGTTGGCATTCGAGGCGCGAAGTCATTCGAACCTCGCAAATTCACCGTGGAACCGGTGAGCAGCCGCGCGGTAAGCAGCGGATGCATCTTCCGGGGTGTCGAACACTCCCAGATGCTTACGCTTTCCAGCGGTCTTGATGCTGGCGACAAAGCGGCGACCATGCGGGCGGACGCCCTTGTATCCCGTTGGGTTGGGCTTGACGCGGTTGCACGCGTTCTGGCTCGGCGTAGCTTCACGCAGGTTGGGCCGTCGATTGTCGAGGCTGTCGCCGTTCGCGTGGTCTGCCTGGTTTCCCGGCTTCGGCTCGATGATTTCACGCGCCAGCACCACACGGACGCGCTTGTTTGGCGCGACGGTTTTGGTGCGAGTGACAGTGACGTAGCCATTCTTGTCCCGGTACGCTGTCCACTTCCGGTCCAGTTGCGCCGCATCCTCTGGCGACACCAGCACGTTCAGGCCACGGGTGGTGGCAGCAAACGCGTGGTCGCCGCAGGCGCAAGTCACAACCATCGGGACGAGCCGCTTCACAGCAGCACCAGAGCAATGACGGCCCACAGGGGTATCGAGAACAGGGTGCTGTAGAACCAAGCGCGCGGGCTCATGCGAGCACCACAAGGGTTGCTAGGACGAAGGCGACGACCGTCATGCCGATGAGGTAAAGTGCGGTGCTCATTCGGCCACCTGCTGGTGATCGGCGACAAGGCGCCGGAGGTTGAGTTGGGCAGCGCGGGTGGGCTTGCTCTTGCCGGTTTCCCAGCCGGAGACGGTCCCCTGATCAACCCCGATGAGATTGGCGAGGGCCGTTTGGGGAAGCCTGAGCACCCGGCGCAGAGCCTTAATGTCGAGGTCCGCCACGATGAGCGTTTCCGCTTTGGGTTTGGCCGGCGTCCCGATGAGCGTCATGAGTTCGGCGGTCGGATGGAACCACTCGCCGCGGAGGTGGATGTGCGCGAATTGCTTGTGAAGCTTCCTCTCGTCGGCGCGGTCACCCTCGATGGTGCCGAGCACTTCGAGTCCCCACGGGCACCCAACCTGCAGGAAGTTCAACCTGGCCGTCAGACCGGTGGAGGTGTAGCCAATCTTGATCGGGCCATCTTTGCCGCAGCGGACGAAGTAGATCATTGTTCACCTGCCCGGATGGCTTCGGCGGAGCGGCGATGCAGATGAACCAGCGAGCGCTGCGTGATTTCGATTTCCCCACCCTGAGCCAAGATCCGCTCAATGGCCTGCTCGAGTTCGACGGCTTGGCGCTCGTGCCACTTGGCGATGCGCTCACGCTCCGCCAGAACCGCTTTCCTGATGTCCTCGATGTCTGTCATGCCGCCCTCTTCTTCGGGCGCGGCTTCTCGACCTGTCGCTTGAACGACATGGCTACGAAGTCGTCGGTGGTGAGCAGGAAGCCGTTCTCTTTCGCGATCAGAACCAGCCGTGGCCAGTGCTCGACGGCGACCGAGTTGCGGTCCCTCATCTTCTTGGCTGCGAACTCGCCTACACCGAGCTTGTCGGCGAACGGCTTGACGCCGCCGAGGGCTTCGATCAGGCTACGGAACGTGTCTGGTTTCTCGATCATCGGTACCTTACGTACCGTAAACCGTGATCACTCGCAAGCACAAAACGTACCGTGAGCTATTATACCTTCACGCTCATGACAGATGCTGCCGATCGCCTCCGGGCGCTGCGACTCAAAAAAGGCTACGCCAGCGCCTCAGACGCCGCAAAAGCGTTCGGCTGGAACGAGCACACTTATAAAAGCCACGAGAACGGCATACGGGGCATTCGTCCTGACGCCGCGCGCAAGTACGCATCGGCATTCGGGTCCACCGCTGGCTTTATAATGGGTGTAACAGGGAACGGTGGAGATAATAAATCCGTTAACCATATTGTGCACGTTCCCGTTATCGCTCGTGTCAGTGCAGGAACGTTTAGATACGATGAACCCATAGAGTATGAGGGGGTCCTGGTGCCTGTCGTTCCTAGAACGGACGTGGCAGCAACATTGCAGTACAGCGTCATAATTGATGGCCCGAGCGTTAATAAACGCATCGCCGATGGGTCATTTGCAATCTGCGTGCCGTACGAAAGCTTTCCTGGCGGGGCCCAACACGGGCAGCTTGTGCATGTCGTACGAGAGCGTGCCGGCCTCTTTGAGAACACGATCAAAGAGCTGCGCTTCACCCCCAAAGGCATGACGCTCATGCCAGTCTCCGACGATCCGCGATACCAGGACGAGGTGCCGCTAGCCTCTGGCGATGACGGCGAAACCGTCACGATCCGGGGAATCGTTATCGGAGCCTACGTCCCCCTCTGAATACACAAATCGTACCGTAAGGTTCCTTTTGTGCTTGCGTTCGGTACGTAACGTACCTATAACTGTTCCCAACGAAGCAGCCCCACTGGCTGCGACAAAGAAGGGGATCGAGATGGGTTGCGATATTCACCTGTATGCCGAGAAGCGCGTAGACGGAGCCTGGGTAAGCGCCGACACGTGGACGGACGACGAGTACGAGCCGGGCCGCAAGAAAGTCGCCTACTCGGGCCGCTTCTACACCGGTCGCAACTACGATCTGTTCTCAATCTTGGCAGATGTTCGCAACGGCGTTGGCTTCGCTGGAGTGAAGACGGGCGACGGCTTCGTACCGATGGCCGACCCGCGCGGGTTGCCGTCTGACTGCTCAGACGCCGTCCGCGCTGAAAGCGATGCGTGGGACGCTGACGGGCACAGCCACAGCTCCCTCACCGTGGCCGAAATCATGGCTTACGACTGGACCCAGACAACCCGGAAGTCGGGATGGGTCGACCCTGTCGGCTGGGCCGAATGGAAGTCCAGCGGCGCACCCAATTCATGGTGCGGGATGATCAGCGGCGGCGGCGTTTCCTTCGTTCCTGAAAAAGCATTTCAGAGCGCGTGGGTCAAGGTGCGCGACGCTGCTGGATACCCAGAACAGCGCCATGCCAGCGCCCACCTGCGCCCGCTGAGCAGCGGCAAGAACCCCGACCTTGACGCCTTCGTTCGCGAACTCGGCGACGGCTCGCCGTACTGCGAAGTCGAGTGGGGCGTCTCGTACGTCGAGGCCGGGCAGGAATTCCTCGGCCGCACTCTTCCCCGTCTATGGCGTCTCGGCGCCCCGGAAGACGTTCGTGTCGTCTTCTGGTTCGACAATTGAGGGCCCGCATGATGCGCGCCGCTCCCCTCCGCTACATCCCCGGCCAGTTCGGCAACTTCACCGCAGAGCGCTACGGCCTCATTGGGCATGATGAAGCTGATGTTGCTGCATGGCTTGCAGCTCACCCGAACTACAAGGGCGGCATCTACTTCGATTACGCCGATGGCGGGGAAGACGCAGGCGGCATCGACGTTAGCGAGCGCTTCCAGCCTGAAGAAGCTGATGCCGACGCCTCTGCGTGGGTCGAGAGCATTCGTGAGCTTGTGCGAGGTGCCGCATGACCTCCCTCTCTCCATCACCAGTACGAACAGACAAGGAAGTGCTGAGGACGAAGCCGACGATTGTCGCTGGCGAGAATGGCGACTGGATCTGGTGCGAGCGCCCGACGCCGGCACAGGACACCGCCTGGGTGAAGTCACAGCACGAGCAGCGGGACGCCTTCCTGAGCCTCGCCAAGCGCGAGAGCAAGCTGTCGGTTCGATATCGCAAGTGGGCTTTGGAAGAGACGAAGCCCGAACGCGCCGCTCACTACGCAGCCGAGGCTTTGAGGCTCCGACGCAATTCTTGGAACAGCCTGCGCTCTGCGCGGGGGAGGAACGTCTGATGGCACTGATCAAATTGGCAGGAGCAGTGTTTGGCAGGTTATCGGTACTCAGCCGCGACCCGGCACCTACTGCCAAGACCCGATGGATATGCCGGTGCATCTGCGGGACCGTGAAGTCAATCCGCAGCAACGACCTTCGCTCTGGCCGGGTCAATAGTTGCGGGTGTCTCAGGCAGGAGTTGATGCGCGAAGCGGCGACGGCGCGGAACCTATCTCACGGCGCCGCGACTCGCACAGCAAAGCGGTCTGAATACCGCTCGTGGTCCAGCATGCGGACACGCTGCACCAACCCCAAGTTCGACGGCTACGAGTACTACGGCGGGCGCGGCATCAAAGTCTGCGACCGCTGGGCAACCTTCGAGGCGTTCTTTGCCGACATGGGGCCCAGGCCATCCCCAGAGCACTCAATCGACCGCATCGATGTTAACGGCGACTACGAACCGAGCAATTGCCGTTGGGCAAGTCGCTCCGAGCAACGCCGCAACAGACGCAGCAAAGCACAGATGGAGCAACGCGCATGACCGAGTTGGACCCGCGCATAGAAGTGATCCGCAAACAGTACGATCTCGACCCCAGTTCGTTCTGGGAACTGCCCCAGAAAAAGGGCACTTGGCTCGTCAAGCACTCGGCCCTTGAGATCGTCGCGGCAAAGGCTGGCATTCGCTTCGACATGCCCCAGGTACTCGAAGCGAAGGGAGCCGAAGGTTCGGCCGCAGTCTGCGTTCGCGGCGAACTGGGCGACCGTTGGGAGTGGTCTATCGGAGAGGCCAACCCCAAGAACTCCAAGAATTCGTACCCGTGGGCCATGGCCGAAAAAAGGGCCAAGGACCGGGTGATCCTGAAGCTCTCCGGCATTCATGGCCTCGTCTACTCGGAAGAGGAAATGTCCGGTGACGAGCGCGCGCCGGTTCAGGTGGCAATGCCGCAGATCAGTTCGTACCGCGCCAAGCAGTTGCTCAAGACCGATGTGCTGCTGTCGGAAATCGACGGCGCCAAGACCGACAAGCGCTGCGACGAACTCGCCGAGCTGTTTCGCACTGAACTGGCATTCCTGCCCAAGCCTTGGACCGACCAGTTCCTTGAGCGCCTGGCGCTGCGGCGGGTGGAACTCGCCACCCCGAACCCCGCCATCGTCGCGGCGAACGAAACCCTTGATCGCCAATTCGCGGAGACCATCGGCAGATGAGCCAGGACAACACCAACCGCGGCACGATCGCCAAAAACCCCCGCAAGACCGAGGACAAGCACCCCGACATTGCCGGGCAGATCAACGTCGAAGGCAAGGAATACTGGATCAACGGCTGGCAGAAGAAGAACGGCCAAGACGGGTCCACCTTCTACAGCCTCAGCGTCAAGCCCAAAGAGCCGCGCAGGCAGGGCGACGACGATCAACCCTTTTGACCCAGCAAGGGCGGCGGGGAGGCCAACAACCTCCCTGTCGGAACTTCCGATGCCGACCGCGCAAGGCGACCTGAAGGCCACACTGATGCTGTCCAACCGATACGAGCACGCGATGAAGCTACTCGGGGAAGCCGTTGCTGAGCGCGACATCGTCAAGGTGCGCCGGGCAAACATCTTCATCGACGGCCCGGAGTTCGACGCTGTCCCCGAGGACAAGCAACTCGAGATGCTGGCGCTGCTCGCTACTGCGCTGCTGGCATCCGGGATCGGTGCACCATGAGCAGAGCGACCGTGATCATCCGTGGGCCGGCCGACCGCTCGCTTATCTCCAGATGGGCACAGAACGTCGATGAGGGCACGATTGTCGAGTTCCGGTCCGCTCGCCGCTCAGTGGATCAGAACGCGCTCATGTGGTCGCGCCTGGGCGAAATCTCGCGCGGCGTCGTCTGGTACGGCCAGAAGCTCAGTTCCGAAGACTGGAAGGACATCCTATCCGCCTCCCTGCGGAAAGCGCGCGTTGTGCCGGGCCTCGACGCTGGCAGCTTCGTGCCGCTCGGCATGCGTACGTCCGACATGACCAAGGACGAGATGACCGCGCTGCTCGATCTGATCGACGCCTTTGCCGCTGAGCAGGGCGTGACGTTCGATGAGGCGGCAGCATGACCGTTCAGTTCATCGCCCCCACCAAGCGCAAGAAGATCAACCAGAAGGAAGCGGCGAAGCTGTTCCTGCTTCACAACGGGATCTGCTGCAACTGCGGCCATCAAATCCGCAGCGGCGAGAAATGGTTCATTGAGCACGTCGATGCGCTGATCCTGGGTGGCGCCGAAGTCACCGACAATCGCCGGCCCTCGCACGTCGAGAAATGCAAGGCGAAGAAGGACGCAGCCGACGCTGCAGCCCGTTCGAAGCGCGACCGCATCATCACCAAGGATTGGCAGCGCGAGGCGCCAAAGATGCAGGGCCCGTCGTTTGCAGCCGCCTCTCCCAAGCGCCGCGCCACCACGCCGATAGCTGAGAAATTCCCCGGCGACATCATGGCCCGGAAATCCCAATGACCAACACCCCTTCTCATACCACCAGCAATTCCGAGCAAGAGGATAACGCAAATGACCTTGCATGACGATTTGGTCGCAGCGAAAGCGCTGATCGATACGCCGGAGAAGTGGCGGAAGGGGCCGAATTTCTACGTCGGCAAATGTCACTGCGCCATGACGGCAGCTGGGGAAGCCATACGAGACGGAGGGAATTGGCAGGATCGCGCCGTAGCAATCCGGTTGGCTATGGTGGACGCATTGCCAGAGCCATTTCGGAGCCTGAACCACTTCCACGTCATCGACTTCAACGACCACCCTGCCACCACCCACGCCGACGTCATGGCCCTGTTCGATCGCGCCATTGCAGCCGCTTCGGTGACCCCATGACCAACCTTCCCCCAGTACAAGAACTGAGCGAGGAACTTCTGCCCTGCCCGTTTTGCGGCGGCACCGACAAGCTAAAGGTGACGCCATACATGGCCGGGGATGACGGCGGCGAACCTTTTGCTTGGGGGTTTACCGTGGTCTGCAACGCAGCCGGGTTCGCGCACGTCGCCGGACGCGGTTGCGGCGGCTCCGGCGCATGGGGCGAGACAGAGGCCGAAGCCTCTCCCCTCGCCGCCCGCCGCTCATCTAGCGATGAACAGGCGGAGGTGGCGGCCTGGATGATCCCCGGAAGCGGATCGATCACCACGGATCGTAAGACCGCTGCTGTGTGGGGGAAAGATTTCGGCTGCACCGTTCAGCCGCTTGTCGTCGCCTCCCCATCCGGGGTGAAGGCTGGGGTGACGGATGATGTGGCGGCGCGCGTATTGAAGGCCAGACCCTTCGGCGATGCGACGATCGGCAAATACCTGGGGCTGGATGAAACCTCGTTCCACAGCATTGCGATCATGAAACGCGTGCTCGTCCGCGCCCTTGGTGTTAGCGATGAAGGGATGGGGGAGGGGGCGATCCGCATCTGTCCCGAGCGTGACGCGCCGTGCCCGCATGGGTCAGCCTGCCCGTACAATCACGACCGGTACCATTGCAGCCTAGCGGCCAGCCGCGCGAACCTCCCCACCCCTCCTATCCAGGGGGATGCGAAATGAAGCGATACCTCGCAGGAGTATTAACCGTTTACGTGTTCGTAGCGGTGATGTCTGGGATCGCCATGGCGCGCGCAATGCCTGCGCTGAACGGGCAGGGCGCGGTCTACGTCGCCGTGACGTGGCCCGCAGCCATGATTTGCTCGGCCACATGGATATGCTTCCACATGCCGCCTCCGGGATCTCCGCTGGCTAATGCCTTCTTCACGTTCAAGGAGGCACCAGATGCCCATAGATGAACTGGGACTGGTGGAGCGGTTGCGAGCCAAGATCAATTTGCTCGAAGCAAAGCCACTCCTCTCCGAAGCCGCCGCAGCGATAGAGCGGCTACTAGCCGAGAGGGATGAGGCGCGGGAAAGCGCGACCGTGGCGCAACGCGTGGCGGTAGCGACGGGAACGAAGTTCATCGCGGCCGAAGCCCAGCGCGATAAGCTGAAAGGCATGGTCGAGCAGGCGTTCCGCGACGGGATGATCTACGGCAACAATGTCACCGTCACCGATCCGGATGAAGCATGGCGAACCTCCCGCGCCCGCCAAGCTCTAGAGGACAGCCAGCCATGAAGCGCCGTACTCAGGAGATCATCGTCATATCCGTTGGTGCCGGGATATACTTAGCCTGGTGGCTTTGGGCTGGTGGGTGGAGGGTGTTGTGGGATTGGGTGGCGGGGTGGTGGCCATGGTGAACACATCCATGCTGCTGATGGTGCGCTACGAAGGCTTGGCCGTCATCCCGGTTGAGAGCGTGTGCGCCGACTACTTCCAGCACCTCAGCGCCGACAAGTTCATCCGCAAGGTCGATGCCGGCGAGATCGATATTCCGCTGGTCCGCATCGAGGGTTCGAGCAAGTGCGCTCGGGGCGTTCCCTTGCCCGATTTAGCGTCCTACCTCGACGCCAGGATGGCCGAAGCGCGCGCCGTGAACGACAAAATACACGGTAGAGGCGTGACAAAAAGTCGACATGCAGCCTGAAAGCGCCTATTCTCTAGCCTGTCGGTCCAGTCCATCATGGGCGCAACGCTGAAACGCCGCGCTCGGAGAAGGCCGGAATTACTGGTGGTTGCCGATAAGTTCACGGGAACAAAATATGCCTGAGGTTGCTCTTTCGTTTCCCATCTTGACCGATCTCCCGGGAGGGAATGACAATGTCATACCGCCTGGGAGGAATGTCATACCGATGGGAACCATCCGCGAGCGCGTCCGCAAGGACGGCTCTGTCGCCTATTTAGCGCAGATCGTTCTGAAGCGTAAGGGGAAGCCGACTTACCGGGAAGCCGAAACCTTCGACCGGCGTAGCGAGGCCGTGGCGTACTTGAAGGTGCGCGAGCCAGAACTGAAGTCGGAAGGTGGCGTGGAGCGCGCCAGAACCCGGGGCATAACGCTCGGGGCAGCGATCGACATTTACGTCAAGGAGAGCCGCAAGGAGATCGGTCGCACCAAGGCTCAGGTGCTCGAGGCGATCAAGCGGTATGACATCGGGGATCTGGAAGCCGTCGATGTCGGCTCAGAGGACATCGTGCGCTTCGCCCGCGACCTCGCTGCCACGGGCATGAAGCCGCAGACGGTGGCGAACTACCTGTCGCACCTCAGCGCCGTGTTCCGCATCGCCAAGGCCGCATGGGGCATCCCGCTCGACCCGGAGGCGATGAAGTCGGCCTTCGCGGTGACGAAGCAGCTCGGGATGACAAGCAAGTCTGAGAAGCGCGGCCGGCGCCCGACGCTGGACGAGATCGACAAGCTGATGGCGTTCTTTGGGGAAAGGCAGGAGCGGTCACCGGACGCGGCTCCGATGCAGAAGATCATCGCCTATGCGATCTTCTCCACGCGCCGCCAAGACGAGATCGTGCGCCCGCTATGGAAGCACCTCGAGGAAGACGCCAAGCGGCTGCTGGTGGTCGACATGAAGCACCCGGGCCAGAAGATCGGCAACGATGTGTGGGTAGACCTGCCGGAACAGGCGCTTGCCATCATCCAGTCGATGCCGAAGACGAAGCCGCGGATATTCCCCTACTCGACCGACGCCATCGGCGCATCGTTCACCCGGGCGTGCCAGGTGCTGGGGATTGAAGACCTGCATTTCCACGACCTACGGCACGATGGCGTGTCGCGACTGTTCGAGATGGGCTGGAACATTCCCCACGTCGCCGCCGTGAGCGGGCACCGAAGCTGGTCTTCGCTTCAGCGCTACACCCACCTGAGGCAAACGGGCGACAAATACGCAAACTGGAAATGGCTGGAGGCCGTAACGAAATGAGCCTGCGATCCTCGAACGTCTACATCGTCGTCAGTGGCGAACACGTGAAGATCGGCGTGGCCTATGAACTGAAGCGCCGGCTGAAGGATATCGGCAACGCATGTCCGATCAAGCCGACGCTTCACGCGTCTCGAGAGTTCGCGGACAACGACACCGCGCACCAGGTCGAACAGCGGATGCACCAGTTCTTCCACAAGCACCGCCTCAACGGCGAGTGGTTTGCCATCGACCCTGCCGCGGCATCGGATCTGCTACGCACCATTGAGCCGCTGCCGACGCTACCCCGCAGTAAGCGGTACAACGACATGCGGCAGACCCCGGAGTCGATGGAGACGATGCGCGATGCCCTGAACGCAGCGGCGAGGGACTGAGATGACAGACGATATGAAAACATCGAACGCTGCGGGACCGAGCGGGACCGAAAGTCCCGTAAAAAGTCCCGTAGGTGTTCCTCGTATGTCCGTCCGTGATCTGCCGTGGGACCCCGACATGGTCCTGAACTGGCACAACGCGTCGGCGCCGAGCGAAACCGGGTCGGTGCTTATGGCGTACCTCACGCTGCTGCGGATGCCGCACGGCGTGCTCCGCCACACGCCTGAGGCGCAGCAAGCCATGTCGTCGTTGCGCGACCTCTTGGCGGCAGCAACGCATCGTGAGGCAGAGACCATCCAAGACGCCTGCGAGTTCTACGTCGCCCAGCGTCCCGCCTGATCCCCATTATGCACGTACCGAGCCCCGCAGCCACCAAACATCGTGATGTCCCGCTTCCTCTCGCAGACCGGCCCGACGACTTTCCACATGAAGGTCGGGAGGCCTATATCGCCATGGTGTTGAATAGCTCTGGCTCTGTCGTATTCGCCGTGTCTGCCGCAGGTTTTGCAGTCGATGACGATACGGGGCGGGGCCTTCGCTGAGGAGGATTTCGGCCTTCATTTTCGTGCGGAGAGGCCCGGAAACGTTGGAGTTTTTCGTCTGTTGATGCTATCTTAAACGCAACCTTGGAGCAATCGAAATGACCAACATGAGCCAAGCGGATTGGGGGGTATTCGTCCTGCTGGCAGCGCCAGTGCTGCTGTCGCTGTTTATCTGTCTCGGGATCGCGATAGGAGGGCGGTCGCGTGACTGACGAGGCCAGTGAAAATCGCGGCAAGGTCATAGACCTCAGCGAGAGGCGCAAGAGGGACGCGGGGGCCGACCCGATGATGATGGCCCAGATCACCATCTACGACAATGGTGATGGCACGTTGTGGCTCGCTGACGCGCTCTACGCCAAGGAACAGTTCAACTGGTTGCTGGCGAAGGTGGCGGAAGTCAGCGGCGCAGTGGTGCAGGAGAAGGCCGAGCGGACGGGTGAGATGTGATGGGACACTACAGTTACGACGAGGCTCTACACATCGCGAGCATCAGCTTGGACCTCGCCGCGTTGGCCGGTGACGTTCATGAGGAAGGCACGCTGGAGCGGATCGTTGCGGCCATTAGCGAGGCACCGACAGCGCAGGAAGCAGCAGCGGCGGCCAACCGGCTCTTGGGCAAGCACCTCATCGACGGGCCGGGGCTTCGGCACAAGCTCGGCGGCGTGAATTGACCCCCTCCCTCCAAGACAGTGAGGTATGAAGATGACGCTGCTCCACGCCCACATCACTGACACGACCACGGGCGAAGTCCGAGTTCACCACTGGGTGGAGAGCGATGTTGGCATCGTCCCTTTTGACTGGGGCGACAACAACAATTCCTGTGACTGCAACCGCTCGCTGCACTTCTCCCGAGCGGGCGGCGGCGATGGCTGGAGCGAAATGGCAGAGTGCGGTGACGAGCGGTTCCGTGTGAGAATTCTGGACGATGACGGCGGTGTCATTTACGCGGACCGCACGAATTGACCTCTCCCAAGTCCATCTGCAAAACCTGCAACTCCACAGGCTGGATTTGCGACGGCGACCACCCTCCCAAGCCATGGGCAGATCAACCAGGCTCTGGACCTAATGCATGTGGATGTGGTGCTGGTAAGCCATGTCCGGAGTGTAACCCGCTGTCGGCAGAACGCGGCGAAACCGTCAGGCTGCACTCATGGGGCGTGACCCGAACGCGGCTAATGACGCTTGATGAGTTAGAAAAGCTCAAGGCCGGAGTGTAATGAACTGAGCAAGGAGAGACGTGATGGAAATCGATGAGGCGAGGCAGCTCGTGGGCGAAGCCCGGCGCGCGCGGATGTCTGAGGAAGGCAAGCTGCTTGACCGCGTGCTAGAGGCGGTCGAGCGTGTCGCCAACGAGATACCCGCGCCAAGTCGGCAGGCCGCCGAACTGTTCAACATCGTTGTGGCCGCGCGCGCTTTCCACTCCGACACTGTAACCCGTTGAACAAGGAGAAGCGATGAGCGACTACCTGAGGTGGCTGAAATCGCGTCGCGAGCACGCTGAAAAGCGGCTGGCGCAGATGGTGCCGATAAAGCCGCCATCCACTCCGCTTATGGAGATGTTGCGGCGACAAGCGGCGAGCAAGCCTAAACCTCGCTGAAATCCACCGGATCCAGAGGCCGCGGTGCAATGGCCGGCGCTACTATCCGAGCCATTACCTGCTCAACGTGATAGCGGCCATCCCCAAGAGGTATGCGAATGCTGTACGCCTCATCACCAAGGTTCGCGGTGGCAAAGGCGTAGAACTCGCCTTCCTCGAACCGGATGGTCAGTCCGGGAGTGGCGGCGATGGATTTCATGCCCGCCCCATAAGCTGGCAGACAACCGAGCTGGGGACGATGAACCCCTGCCCCGTCAGCCCGTACTGCCAGATCATCACGCCAACGGCGATGCCCACGACCCGGCCGGTGCTATCCACGGCGGCCCCGCCAGACTGCCCAGGAATGATGGTCACATCGACTGGCACCAGCTCACGCCATATCGCCCACTTCCGAGCGACGCCGTTGACTTGCCCCGCCGTGAAGACGAACTCGAGATCGATCGGGTTGCCGTAGACCGTGACGTACTGGTGCACGAAGTTCGCGGCACAGGACAGCGGGGCGCTGGCGACATAGCTGGCGCCGGGCAGCTTGATCAGCGCCACATCGTATTCAGTGTTCGCCCACAGCACCTCGCCGGCCATCTCGCGGTGCTCGGAGTCGGTGACCGTCATGGTCTTGTGGGCCTGGACCACGTGCGCAGCCGTCAGCACATAGCCATTGCCGATGTGGACACCGGAGCCATGCCCCGCCGAGTCGCTGACCTTGAGGAAGGCGGAAGCGATCAGCGGCGGCGGTGCAGCGGTGCTGACGATGCCGATATTGGCGGCGAAGGGGGCGGCGATGAGAGCGCACAGCAATACGGCCGCGACCGCTCCGATAAGGTGCAAGCGCATAAAGGCTCCGGGGTGTGAGGATTGCCTACCGATCGGTAGCTATAACAAGTTCGCGAATTTGGTATAACGCGGCGGACGTACTACAAAAGGTACGCTAGTCACGCCTTTGTCCAAATTTGGAGTACGAGGGATTTTAGGCGGCGCTCGACCTTAGCCACTCGTAGTATTCGTCTATGTTCTCCTGCCGGGTAGCCCAACGGAGATGGCGGGGGTTTATGCAACCTTGAGGGCCGCGGTTGCATGAATGCGCAGCGACGTGCTCCGGAGATGGCGGCGCACCATTCGCTAGTTCACAGACCAGCCGGTGCGTGGCCACGTCGCGCCCATCATAACGAATAACGCCGTAGCGACCTCCAGTGCGGGAGTAGGGCCAGTCGATGCAAGCGTCAGTCTCGGACTCGATCGCTCGCATCAGAAACTTTAGCGGCTCTCCATGAGACGCCTTCTTGCCTAGCGGATCGCCGCAGCGCGTCCACTTGCGGTAGTGTCCATTGCACCACTCACGGACCCTGACCGGCTTGTCACAGCCGTCGACGGAACATATACGGGGGTCAGCCACTCGGAGCGCTCCATGCTTCGTGTTGGTTAGGGCTAGCGCGGTGCTTCGAACCACCCCGCTAGCCTGTTGATTATATGACATGTTCTCGTTACGTTTCAACCCCTCGCGCGCAGCCAGGTGAGGTACGCAAGGCCTTCTTCAACGCTTAGGGACGCATGGACGATGGGGTTCTGCCGACTGGTGCGCGGGTCGATAATCGTCACCCCCGCGTGGCCCTCCTCTTGCTCAGGAAAGCCGTTGACGTAGGCATAACTGTCGGCGGACTTGTAGCCCTTCGCGCGCATCAGCCAGCTCGCCTGCTTGCGAGACGCGAACTCCTCAAAATGCAGCGCCGCAGTATGGCGATGGCCGGAGAAGACGAAGTCAGCGGCCCAGCCCATTTGGGCGGTACGCGTTTCGGCGTGGAGGGCGTTCCACATCGAATGCCCCTTGTGGTCATGAGCTAGATCCAGCCGGCACTCCCGGCCGTTGGCGAACTCGAGCGTGAGCTTGGCGCCCCATGCGGCCATGGGCACCAGATCGGCGTTCATGCCCTTCAGGATGGTCTCGCCGTCGCCCCACAGGTCGTGGTTGCCCAAGGCCCAGAACAACCACGGCACCCCGCTATCGTGTAGGAACCACTCGACTAGCTGTCGCTCCTGGTGCTTGGAGGTTTCCTGCTCCGCCCATTGCTTGCCGAGCTTGCCGTTCACCGGCCAGTTGTTCGATGCATCGCCCATGAACACGCCGAAGGCATGCGGGGTCTTTTCCACCAACCGGCAATGCTCCATCAGCCGATCATAGTCGCAGCCGTTGTCGCCCAGGTGCACGTCGGTGAACCAGACGATGGCGAAGGGCTCGTTGGTGTCTATCTTGAGGCGACGGTTGCGTTCTGCCGTGAAGTGATCGCGGTGGGAGCGGGACCGCTTGGCGAGGTGGGCGATAAGTTCGCCGCTGTCCATCTCGGACGAGGGAACGAAAGAGGCTTCGACGTTCGGGCGTTCAGCGGCACGGTAGGGCACGAGGCCTCGCTTTTCTGCCACCTTAAATTTGTGACGGTATTTGGAGCGACCCCAGTTGAGCGCGGCAGCAGCCTTGCTCTTGTCGCCGTGAATGAGCCACGCTTCGACAACAAGCCTCAGCTCGTCGTCGGTGGCCTCTACGGTAGGACCCCCGGGCATCTACTTGCCCCCGCCGCTGATCCATGCCCAGAAGCCGAGACTGAAGATCACGCCGGCTACAGCGATGACTGCGATCAGCACGGAATTGCCGACCTTCATCACCGTGCCATCCCACGACTTTCGAAGCTTTCGGACAAACCGGAAGTCCTCGCGGGCTTCGTCCTGTTGCGTCTGATCATCTAGTCGCAGGCCAGCGTCAGCGAATTCCTCGCGTATGGCCTCTTTGACGACAAGGGCGAGCTGAGCAAGTTGCGCGGCTGAGAAATACTCGTCGCTCATTTACACCCCGGAAATTTGTTACGTGCTGAAATGCGCATTAGGGCTCGGCTCCTTTGACGAGGTGTCGGGTCTAGGCTCGGGGTCCTGTTGACGCAGGGCTCCGGGCCGCTATCGGTCGAAGATGGTCTTGCGCTTCTTTGGCTTAGGAACGGACGGGGCTGCGTCCTTGCCGCCCACGATGTGCTCGTGAACGTCAGGCGTCTTGCCCGCGACCTTCAGCGCGAGCGCGAGCGCGATAACCGCCGCCACGCCGAACCGGCCAAGCGCAGCACCCACGATCATCCACGCCGTGGCCTTGATGCCTTCGATGCCGAACGGATACCAGGCAATGATTGCGACGATGCCGTCATTGAAGCAGCCGCCCGGGTCGAGGAAGCAGCCGAGCGCTTCCATCACTCAACGTCCTTCTTCATCACGGCCGGGCGCGGGCGCATCCAAATGTTGAGCAGCAGCGCGCCGACGAACACGTACTTCTGGTACTGGATCGGCACGACGGCGATCACCTCAGGCGCGTTCAGCAGCTCGGGGAGGATGAGCAGCGCCGCGGCGAACAGATTGACGACCCAGGTGCGGAACCGAACGAGGGCTTCCCAGATTTGTTTGAGCATCAGAACACCTTATCGATGATGGAGACGAGCCAGTCCCACGCCACAGCGAGGCAAGAAGCGAGGCCGACAGCAGCGAGGATGATCCAGCCGACGATGCCGCGCGTGTTGCTGGGCTCAGGGGCGGGCGTTTGGGGCGCGGGTGGAGTGACGGGCTTCGGCGGCACGGGAACCGGCTCAGCGCCCGGCTTGATCGACGCCAGCAGCGCTTCGAAGGCGGCAGGGTCGGCGTGCGCCTTGTTGACGCCATCGCCGGCATAGTAGGATTGCCCCCTCATCACCTGACGATGTGCGCCCTGCGTTGGGTTCAGGACGGGGATGGATGCCCACTCGCGGGCAAGTTGCAGGGCGAAGGCCCCGACCGTTAACTGGCGGCTGACGAATGCCTGCCAACCGCGATTGGTGAGAAGCTGGAACCCGAGCCGGTCCTGCAGGTCAGGGGTGAACTTGGCAGATCCGGGAATGCCGAGTTGCGCCACGAGGCCGAGCAGCGTCTTGCGGATAATCTGGTACTTGCCAGCCGCCGAGCCCCTCCAGTTCTTCGCCCACGTCTTCTGCGCAAGCAGCAACTCATCGATCGTGTACTCGGTGAGCGGCTTCGGGAGCTTGCCCTGCTTGAAGAATACGATGACCTCATAGGCCGAGGCGTCGTCGCGACCGGTTTCGAGCTTGCCGATGTAGTTCAGAAGACGCGCTGCGCCCCCCGGAACGTTCGGGTTCATGAAGGTCTCCGATGTGAGGGATCGCGGGACATGCCCGCAGGGGTTAGGTGCGCGGAGTTTCCGCGGCAGCCTTGTCGAGATCGGCGGGATCGTGCTTGACCTCAGGACCGCCTGCGAGCGCCCACAAGATCAGCTTTCGAAGGAGGGCCCGCATCACATCAGGCTCTTTACAAAGGTGCGAAACTGTGCCGCTGTCACGGTGGGCTGACCCTTCAGCGTCCGGACCTCGTTGACCAGCCAGAGCAGCAGTTTGGCGACCACCTCGAGGGTGATCTTGCGCGAGTGCGCGTCCTGATAGCCGTCCAGAACATTGGCAGCTACGGGGCGTAGCTGGTACGGCGCGAGCACCTCACCAAGCTCTGCTTCCGACAGTATCCGCGTGGGCAGCCCGCCCGCAGCCAGCCATGCTCGGTAGGTGACGTTGTCCAGCGGCACATAGTCGCCCGCAGCGCTGGAATAGACCTGCGTCGTTGAGCCGTTGACCACCCAGTACCAATTCTTCGGATCGTACTCAGGCATATTGGCCTCCTGTTGCGGTTGAGCCGACTGAGTTGCCGGGAAAATAGCTGGCCCCGCCGCCGCCGGTTTCAATGATGCCATTCATCGTGGCGCTATATCGCGCGCCCGTGGCCGAGCCGCTGAACGTCAGCGCTCTCATCAGGATGTCGGCAACGCGTGTGCACTGGACGAAGAACGTAAAGGCAGGCGTCCCGGTTAGCGTTATGGTGATGCTTTCCGTCTGTACCTGCGCTCCATCCGCCGCCACCGCATGGACCGTGGCATTGCCGTTGATCGTATAGGCAGCAGTTCCGTTGATCTTCGCTCCCGGGGCGCTCGCCTGCATATGGTAGGTAGCGCAAGCTCCGAATACGATGTTCGAGAACCTAACAACGCCGGGGGCGGCGAGATTGATGGCCGTCCCGGAGGTGGTGGTCCTCAGTTCCATGTCCTTGATGGTGACGACGTTCGACAACGGTCCAGAAAAGCTGAAGTCGTTCCCGGAAGTTTTGTTGACCACGACATTCGCGGGAGTGCCTGCATTCCCCTGGAACACAACAGGGCCGGTCGGCGAAAGTACGGTAGACACATTGCCCGTGTATGTTCCGTCCTTGACCTGCACCGTGACGGTAAAGGTGTTCTGATCCAAGCCGCAAAGAACGTCCCACGCTTTCTGTTTGGTGAGAAATGCTCCACCGGCGGAGTCCACCAGACCGGTGTTGCTGTCGCTGCCATCGGTGCGGACATAGTAGGTGCGGTTCGCGGTCAGTTTCTCGCGGAGAGACGTATTGCCGCCCGTTAGCGTCTTGATCTGCGCCATCATGGTCCGGATGGCATTGTTCACGTCACGGGGGCGCATGCTGTTTTCAGCGAGATCAACACCACCAACGTCGGTATTGGACGCAGCAGTGGTCGACCAGTCGCTGACTGTGTCTTTGGACATTGGTCACCGTGCAAAGAAAAAGGCCCGCCGAAGCGAGCCCTTGGAGAAGCGATGAAGTTGACGACTACCGCGGATCTGCGGTTATCCGCCGGAGCACGTCAGCCGAGCCTTTTCGGCGGCTATGGTAGACAGGCCCGGCTAGGTACGCGGGGTGCTCCCAACCCAGCAGGTGCGCCCGCTCATGCCATAGGGTGCACAACTGCTCCGCCAAACTCTGATTGGAGTTTATGTAGATGTACCACTCGCCGGGCCGCTCTTCTTTGACGCAGCCAAGAAACGCTTGGCTGATCGGAGCCCAATCCTGCTCGCACAATTCCTGGATGCCGTCTGGGTCAAGAGTGACAGCATGGTATTCGACAGTCGGGAGCACGCCGACCATTTCAGGAGGAGGCATCGAAGCGCCGATGCATCCCCGATCCCATGCTTGGGAGGGAGTAGTCAGAACCACGAATGCAAGTGCAACCGCAAGTTTCATGCCGGAGATATAGTTCCGTTCGGGGCAAGCTTCTAGAGTCCGAACTTCGATTTAGTGGCGTTGTACAGGTCGGCAATCTCGGCTTGCGCCAGCGCCCTATTCCAGGCCAAGAGTGCCGCCATTCGAGTGCCGCTGTCCGCAATAAATGCCGGGTCTGTGTCGGGGCCCGTGCCAGCGGCATTGGTATCCGACCACAATGCCATACCAAAGTTTGGATCGGAGGCTGAGGGCGACGTATAGCTGTCGGAGGAGAACAGGTTCGCGGTCCCGTTTGCGAACCCGAACGACTGTCCGCTCCCTTCCGAGAAAGACACCCCTGCGAACATCCATGCGTTCTCAACGATGTAATCGCTGGCGGCCGAGCCGAGGGTCTGGACCGATGGCCCGCTGTCGGCCCTAGCCATCTGTACGGTCGGTCGGCCGGAACCAGAGAGAGGCTGAATGAATATGGCCACCCCGCGCTGCGCCGTATCAAAGAAATTCGACATCATGAACAGGCTGCCGCCGCTGGGGATGTAGACCCATCCAGCGACCGTAAAAGTAGCGCCATCCTTGTGCCAACTGGCCGGAAACGTATGTTTAGCCGTGTTCCAGAACGTATCGAGGCCATCGCCGGAAAAGTATTCCGAACTGCTCCGGCCGCCGGCGACGCCGTTGAATGTTGGGTCGGCGGACTCTGATCCGCTGCCGGAGCCACGGAAGAAGTTGTTGCTGTTCCCCGAAACGTCGGTCCACGTCTGACCGGACGTATAGGAATTGGCGTCGCCCGCATCGAGGCAAAGTTGCAAGCTGGTTGTTAAGCCAAGCGACGTGATCTGGTCGATGAGGTTCGGGACGGCGAATTGAAACGGCGAACCCAGGATCAGCATCAGCTCGCCTTGTACCCGATCATGTAGACCCAAGCGCCCTTTGCGCCCGTGCCCGCGACGTCGATGTCGATGGTGATTTCCGCGTCATCGGCCAGCGCAGTGTCCGAGATGACTGCGGCGGTCGCAGCCGTCGTGCTGGTCTTCTCGTTGGCGTCGATGGTGAGCTTTGTGGAGAGGATCGTGGTTCCGCCTTCGTTGATGTCGAAGGTCGGCAGCCCCGAGGAAGACGCGGTGGAAAGCGACGCCCGCACCGCCGTCACCGTGAAGGCATAGGGCATGCGGAACGTCACCTTGGCCGTGCCGGTGGTAATGGCAGTCGTCGTGTCGCTGACGGGAATGCCGATGACTTCGGTGTCGGTGGTCCACTCGGGGGCGGTGGCGCCGGAGTTCATCCGGTACTTCTGGAACGCCGTGCCCTTGGCGAGCTTCGTCAGTGTCGTGGTCCCCGAGGCGTAGATGGTGTCGCCAGCGGTGTAGCTCGAGATGTTCGTGCCGCCGTCCGCAACCGCAACATCGGTCCCACCAGGAGAGTATGCGCCCGAGCTATACCCTGCCTCCTTGATCTGCGACATCATCTCGCGGATGGCGTTGTTCACCGACGACGGCAGCATCACGCCTTCAGCAAGCGAAATGCCTCCGATGTCGGTGTTATTCGCGGCTGTGGCGTCCCAGTCCGAGACTGCGTCTTTAGACATAGGTCACCACCACGACGGGTTGCCGCCTTCGCCACTCGTCCCCGGATCTCGGGACTGGGCGGCGGCGCGTTCATAGGCTTGGGCACCAGTGCCACCGCCGACTGTGCCGGTGCGCTGGCCGTTCTGATACGTGTAGACGCCCGTCTGCCCGGTTGCGGTGGCTTGCCGGTTGAGGGCGTTGATCTGCCCTGCGGCGTTGGCGAGGCCGTAGGCGGTGGCGGGGTTGGTGGGCGTGTAGACCTGATTGCCGATGGTCTGGGGTGCATAGCCGACCTTCTGACCATTCTGGTACTGATAGCCGCCAGCCTGCCCCGTTGCCTGAGACTGCCGCTGCTGTGCGTTGATCTGGCCAGTCTGGTTGGCCAGCGCGTATCGCTGTGCGGGGGTCAAGTTCGGTGCCTGCCCGCCGCGCACGTTGATGTTGAGCGGTCCGCCCGGCTGCTGTGGGTTGTCGCCTGCCCACACCGGGAGCGGAGACGAGCCATCGGCCGGGGGCTGTTGCGGGGGAATGCCAGGGTTCATCCGGCCGTCGCCGATCATCGCACCGCCCATGCCGGGGTTTGCGCCCTGCGGGGCAGCAGGCGGGTTGGTGAAGTTATGAAAGGCGAGGCCTCGGCTGTGCTCGCCCCATGGCACACCCTGCGGTGCCGCCGGTGCAGCAGGGCCCGGGTTCAGGTTGTTGTAGGCCAGCGACCGGCTGTAGGTGCCCCACGGGGCGTAGCCCTGCTTGGGTGCGCCGCCTTGGGCGAGTTGCGCCGCCGCGCCTGCAGCCGTCATCTGCGGAGACTGTGGGCCGCTGTAGGAGCCAATGCCCTGCAGGAGGTCCGCTACCGAACGCCCTTCAGATGCCAGGAAGTGCTCCAGCCTCTTGTCAGTAGCGGGACTAATCCCGCCTCTGGTTGTGGTCTGGACTGGTCTCGTTGCACCGGTTCCGCCGTAGGTGGGCGGCGTCATCTGCGACGGCGAGTTCCAAGGGTAGACCGCGCCGCCCGTGTTCGTTGCTGCCGGGCCTGTCAACGATGGCAGGTATCCAGTCTGCGACGGCCTGGTGTTGTTCCAGTAGTTCGCACCGCTGGCCATCTGCTGTCGCAAGGCAGCGTCTTCCGCACCGGTGCCGTAAACAGGCGGCGGCGTGGAGCCGATACCGCCCATGAAGTCGAGAAAGCTGCCTGCCATGATGGCCTCACATGAAAAAGCCCCCCCGAGGGGGCTTGCTGGTCGGATGGTGGATGCTTAGATTTCGGCAGGGGCCGGAGAGAGAATGCAGATCGATCTTGAGCCGCAGGACTACAGCGTCAAAGGCCGCAAGGAGCCGATCCTGCATCGGCACTGGAAAGCTGGCGTCTTAGCAATCATTTGCGTGTTCTTGTTCGCGATGTTCGTGATGCGCCCATTGTCGGTGTGGTGGTTCGAGTGGTCCCACCCGTTCTTCGACGCCTTAGTTCCGGGGAAGTAGCGGCTGCACACCACGTGCTGTCCCGCTTCCGAGCAAAGCCGCGATGCTGCCAACCGGCTGAGACGCGAGTTGGTTCGTGAGGTATGCCCGGCCCGGACCAGACATGAGGGCCTTGCCTACGGTCCACGGCACAGCAGCACCAGCCACCGCACCAATGCCAGCCCCCACCGGGCCTCCGACCACGCCGCCGATGGTAGCGCCGGTGGCAGCGCCAGCCGGCACAAAGAGCTTGGCCCCCAAGCGCCCGGGGGTGCCGCTATTGGGCAGAGGCGTCATGGCGGACACCCCTGCATCGGCGAGGTCGACAAATTCATTGCGCCCGCGCGCGAAGGCATTCTTGTTCTGACGGATGGCAGCTGAGCGGAGCGCTTGCGGGGTGATGATCCCTTCGGCTGACGCCGCACCAGCCCGGGTGGCTGCATCGCGGATAACCAGCATATTCTTGTAGAGCCTGCGCGCCTCTTTCCATCCGCCCAGATCGGCCGGGTTGGTCTTGGCAATCGTGCGCTCCATGGCGTCATCAAGCGCAGCCATCATGTCGCGCGCGGCTTCTGCCAGATCGGCGTTCTCATGCGTCGTCAGTTTGCCGAGTTCGCTTCGGGTGGACTTGTACCACTCCCCCGAAACTGGGCCGGGCTTGCCGTAAATGTCGGTGATGTAGCGCTCGATGACCTTGGGTCGAGTGCCAGGATTGGTTACACCCTCAAACCGCTTCCAGGCCGTCTGCAGGTCTGTGGCGAGGCGCTTGTCCGGCTGAATGTGGTTCCGCGACGCCATGTCATCGAACTGCTGCCCGATGCCGCTGAAGCCTGCGTCGATCACATCATGGGTGGCGCGAGGCGTGTTCAATCCGGCACGCTTCAGGGCAGCGGACGTGAACTGCTCCGCCTGCCTCTCCATGAAATCATCGACGGAAGACCCGCCTAGCTCCACCTCGCGATACTGAAGCTTCTTGTTGCCGGTCGCCTGCCCCGCGGTGAGTTCAACGCCCTCGTTGCGCAGCACGTTGGCCGCATTGGCTTTGGCCTGTGGCGCACGCGATGGAGAGATGACGCGCTTGCCGCCTGCAATGACAGCGGGGAGCGCTGCACCAGTCGCACCGCCCAACGCAGCGCCCTGCCCTGCCCCGGTTAGGCGATCATGGATGTTGCCATCAGTGCTGCCGAAGCCGTAGAGCCCACCGCCTACAACGCCACCCTTGGCGCCCTCGACCATGCTTGGGAGAAGACCCGCAACGCGGCCGGCAGCCATGTCAGGCCGCCCGGCCAGAAGGGAGCCACCAATCTCAGCCGCTACGCCGAGACCGCCAGCCTGTTCAGCACCAAGCTCCTTGCGCGCGCGCTCTAGCTGGCTGAAGTCGTTGTAGGCCTGTCCGAAGTCACCGCCGCTCATGGCCGCGCCTACCGCCTGCCCTGCACCGGCCGCTTCATCATTGAAGCCAAAGGTCAGACCAGCGTTGAGCAGCTTGCCAGCATCGTATGGTGCATACTGCTCTGCCAGCTTCGTCCGATCAGCGCCGGGGAACTGGTTCCGGTTCACACGGTCGAGAGCGAAGTCATAGCCGCCTTGAGCGTCGAGCCCCTGAAGGTTGCTGGATACCTCGCCTGTCGAGCCACGTGGCGTGACCTTTCCCTGAAGCGGAGTTCCGCCCTGCTGACCCTGCATCTCGCGATACGCCTTGGCAAGTGCCCGTGCATCGTCAGCATTGCCTGCTGCATCCGCGCGGCGTAGAGCCTCAGCGATTTGCTCGAGCGTTGCCATTACTGGGTCAGCCACTTGTTGACGAGGTTATCGACGTTGCCGCTAGTGAGTGCGGCCGGTGCTTTCAGGTTGCCCTCCGAATAGCCGCCCTGAGCGGTTTCCTGCAGCTTGGCGAAGCCGTCTTCAACTGCGCGGCGGAAATCGGCGGCGGCCTCGAGAAAGTTCTGCTTGTTGCCAGTTTCCTTGGCAGCCTTCATCCGGGAATAGGCGAGTTCGGCTTTGGCGCTCTCAACCTCAGTGATAGCGCCCTGCCCCTTGAGGAACTGCCGCGCCTGCAGGAACGCCTGACCCTCAGCCTGCGAGAAGTCGGCAACCCAGTTGCCCATCTCAGTGCCGCCCTGCACCATCATGCCGCGAGGGAGGGTGCCCCATTGACCGAACCACTCCTGCAGCCCCTTCTCGTTTGAGGTGAGCCTGTCGATCGACTGCAGCGAGGTGTCTCGCTGCACCGTTGCGCCAGGAAGGGCCGCACGCGCAGCGCCGGCCGTCTTGGCATCGACGGTTCCGCTTGCCCTCTCGCCCGCCAACGTGCGTGGGTCCATAGCGGCCACTCCGGGCGGGAGCGCCGTCTTGACGAACTGACCAGCCTTATTGAGCTGACCCAGCACGGTCTGCCCAAATGTGGGGCTTTGCGGATCGCTGTCCGTGCCCCAAGTGGGGGTTAGGCTGGTTTCGGCCGCGCCGCCCTTCTGCGTCTGGAAATCAAGGAAGCCGGGGTGTGACTGTGCATATTCGTAGTTCTGAATATCGCTCGTCGGGTTCACCCCGCCCGCGCCTTCGATCTTGGACTTCTCATACTCCATCGCAAGCTGCCACGCCTGCTGCGGAGGCAGGTGTGCGAACTGCGGATAGTTCGACTGTATCCAATTGGTTGTCGCGTTGGCCTGCGTTTCGGCCAGCTTTTCAGCCTTCAGCTTTTCCGATGCGGCGAGATCAAGCTGCTTCGCCTGCGGAGCCATTGCGAGGCCAGCCGAAAGCCCAGATTGAATATTCTGACCCTGGCCTAGACCGGCGCCGATGGCACCAAGCAGATTTTGGTTTTGGTTGGTCCACTGGGCGAAGGGGTTGTTTTCTCCTAACAGCAAGCTCGCGATGCCCATCAGACGTGCCCCCAATGTTTGCCACTGATGACGCGCGATGCCTGTGTCTGGGACACGCCGAACATTGCGCCGATCTTTTGATGAGACAGCGCGCCGGCTAGGGCTCGCATCTGCCTGACAGCCTCAGTTGTGAGCTTCGCACTGCCCTGACGTTCGCCGCGCGGGCGTGTGCCGTGGATCAGCATGTCCGCCTTGTTCTCTACCTTCGTCGCCCAGCGGAGATGCTTCGGATTGACGCACGCCTCGTGGCCTTTGCCGCAGCTATGCGCGGCCTCGTGGTCGGGGCTGGGCGCCGGTCCATGCGCCAGCTCGCACATGATGCGGTGCGCGCCGCGCATTTTCCCATGCCATTTGATCTGACCATACCCTGTTGAAGCGGGCGGGAACGGCCATGTCAGGCACTCGTCACCGTTGTGGTCGATGTGAGCACGCAACCACGGCTCCATCACGTTGCGGGGCTGAAGCGGTGTGAGGTCTTTCCCCGCCATGAGCTGCTGATAGTGCCCGGGGCAAAGCCCTCTCGCGCCCTTCGGTCCTACGGGGCGGCTGCAATCCTGGAATGAGCACATCATAGGAAGTTCAGCCCTACGCCCAATAGTTGAGCCCATAATGGCGCAGTCGGCGTACTGGTGGTGGTATTGGTGCCTGCAGCGCCAGCAGCGCCGCTGAGCGTGCCCGTGGCGCGGTTGAGGTAATCCCACACCCCGCCCTCTTGGGCTTTCTTGTCGGCGTCCATCGATGCGCCGACCGACTGCTGAATGGACGATGGCAGTTGACCGGCTGCGAAGAGCTGGGGAAGCATATTGGCCGCTTCCGACTGGCGGCCGTAGCTTTCGGTACGCTGCTGCAGATCCAGCCCGCCTAGCGCATTCGCCAAGCCCCTCGATGCCGTGCCGACGTGCGAGCCCGACCCGAACCGACCCGAGCCGGTGAAGATGCTATTGACGCCGGTCAGCGTGTCGTCGGTCAGGTTCTGGCGCTGTTGGGTATAGAGCGGGTCGTTCAACCCCAGTTCATTGCCAGCGGCCCGATTTCCGTAGGACGACAGCGCCCCCGCAATCCCGGTGCTGAAATTGGGGTTGTTGGCCGCGGTGAGCGAGTTCTGCCAGCCGCCCGTAGTGGTCGAGGATGGGGCCACATACGACGACGCACCGGGCGTGTAGGCGTTGCCGATACCCGTTGCGAGCTTGTTGACGGTCGCCGTCACTGCCGGGCTTGCGGAGCCGCTGGTGGTGGTCGTCTTGTTCGTGCTGGAACCCATTATGCGAGCACCTTCCGTAGTCCGTGGCCCTCGCCATCCGCCCAAGGGACGTAGCCGAGGTCTTTGAGTGCGAACGACCAGTCGCGGCCCTCGATGCGCATCTCTGCGCAGTCGGCGGCCTTGGCGATGCGTTCAAGCTTCCTGATTTCGTCGCGCACGGCTGCGAGCCATGCTTTCGGTCCAAGCGAGATGGTCCCGCTTAGTGTGTGGATGAGGCAGACGACCTTGCCTTCGTCTTCGTAAGCCTCAAGTTGGATGAAGACCCGGATGCCGGGCCTCACGACGCCGATTGGTTGGATCTGCATCAGCGGTTCGTGAAAGCGCTCGGAGCGAGGTGCGTCACGGTGATGTCGAAATGCCCGGATGCGTCGTTCGACTGCGCCTTGAGGATGTCCCCCTGGTCCAGCACCAGCACTTCATCGATCAGCACCCGCTGCCGCGCGGTGACGGCAAGCGTGCTGCGCAGGTAGTAGTCCGTCGCGCCTTTGGTGCGCCAGATTGCCAGCGTCGGGGTGCCGCCGTTATTCTCGGAAGCCGCTATTGCCGTGATCGTCGTTCGCTTTTCTGCGGTGTAGATCACCGTCGCCGTATTGGCGGTAAGCTTGGTCCATTCGGTTTGCGGCTGGCCGGCAACTAGAATGCTCATCGCACGCCACCACCCGCGCTCTGCACGTGATCAACACCCCGGGCATAGGTCCAAGTCGCTGAAGCCGATACCTGACGCCGGAAGGCAATGTTCTTGCCCCTGCCCCGCAACGGAGCCCGTCCGCTCGCTACCTTCGCGGCCCCGGTCTTCCACGTAATGGAGTCGGCGGTTTCGTCCTTGACCCCCAGTTCCAGCGTGCCAGCCGATGCATCATCGATCGGCGTTGCCCAGCCAATGAGCGTCGTAACCGGGCTGTTGGTCGTGCTGGTGGTCAGCACTGCAGCCTGGTTGCCCGCCGAGAACGTGCCGAACTTGGCGGCGCTGTTGAGCGCCCCGAACAACGGCTGCCCGCCCTGAAAGGAGCGGCTATCCAGCGGAATGTCGATGTCATCGAGAACGCCGTAGCTGTCCATGCTGTCGAGCGTGACACCGGGCGTTGCGAGGTTGGCGAGATAGGTGGTCTGCACCGAATTGGTCACCCAGCGATCCCACTGCCACGAATAGCCGATCATCCGGTCAAAGATCACATCGGACGAAGCGCCCTGCGCCTTGAAGCGCCACCAGATCATCTTGGTGAACGGGTCAACCTGTCCCTGCACCAGAGACAGGTCGCTCTGGTCCACATTGTTGAAGAACCACTCATCGATCTTGCCGGCGCCAATGGTCTTGATGCCGCCGCCCATGGTGAACTGCCGGAAGCCGTCCGTCGCCAGCCAGTAGATTGCGCCATCGTATGAGACACAGGACCGCGCTCCCACTGAGCCGAGTTCGCTGGAAACCGTGTGCAGGGAGTATTGCGCCCCGCCACCAGCATTGCCGAACTGCAGCAGCCGCACCGCACGTTCTTGCAGCACCAGTGCCGCGCCTTCCTTGAGGTCGGCCCCGAACAGCAGCGCACCGCCATCGGCGAGGGGCTGGTAGTCCGCGGCGCGCGTCGTCCAGTTGGTGAAGTCGTTATCGTCCGAGTTGCGGATCAGGCGATTGTCGCGGTTGCCCACATCATCGAGGCAGTCGAGGCCAAACACCTTGTTGGCGAAGGTGAAGATGAACCGCGGGTCTCCCGCATCGGCAATCGCGCTGAACCCGGCGGGCGTCTCCACATTGTAGCTCTCGAGCCCGTCCGTGGTGTTGGTCATCAGCAGGTAGTCGCCGAAGTGGATGGCCGACACGTCGTCGCCCGCCGTGACGTTCAGCGTGGCGGTTAGCGCCGTCCACGTGTAGTCCGCGCCCATGCTGTAGGCTTCGGTTCCGGTGAAGGCGTACACCTGCCAGGTGCCATCGTTCTTGACGATTGAGACGACGCCGCGCGGGTCACTCGGGAGCGCCCCGGCCCCGCTTGCCACGTTGAGCCCCGCGGCCGGGCCATAGCCGACTGCCTGGGGCAGCACGCCATCGGCGACGAGACAGATGCCGGGTTCCATTTCGCCGGCATCTGGCGCTAGGGGGCCATAAGGGATCACGGCGTGCAGATCCCCAGCGTCAGTTCAGCGTTGCCAAACTCAGCGACGTTGCCCTGCGAGATGACCTGATCGAGGATTTCGTTGGCCTTGCCATCGAGCATTGCTGCTTCCTGGTAGGACTTGAATTTCGCAGCGGCAGCCGACTGGCAGGCGAACAGGTAGTAATGCGGCGCCAGGGTGAGCAGCCAGTTGGTCGTGTTCGACCCGCTTAGCGCCGGGACGACAGTCGAATAGACCGCGAGGAAGTCGTCATCGGTCACCGGCGAGACGATCAGCGTCGTGGCACTGGTGAGCGCGTAAACCTGGGCATCGTCGGAGACTTCGTACGGGTTGCGTTCGATGAGGGCGGCGTAGCTGACCTGCTTCAGAGGCAGCGAACCAAGCACATCGCGGGTCAAGGCCGACATGCCGATGAAGCTGGTCGGCAGCGTGCCAACACCCGAGCTGTCGGTGTTGACCGTTGCACTGCCGCGGCGCCGATAATCGGAGGCGAGGCGCAGATTGGCATTGGCCTCGGCGAGCAGGATGAACTCGTCGGTTTCACCAGACGTGAAGGTGCGTTCCTCCCACGTGCCGATGGCCGTAGAGAGGTTGGTGTAGGTGTCGAGGGCCATCTACAGCTTCCCGTCTCGAGTTCTGAACGGCAGGTTCTCATCGCGGTTGAGCCACCACTTCAGGTGGTCCTTGTCGCCCTCCCGCATCTTGGGGGCGACCTCGGAGAACAGCTTGTTGAGTGGGATGGAGCCGACCGAGACCATGGGCAGGTTGCCGCCCTTGTCGCTGCCCATCCCAGATGACCAGCGCTTGCTGGCCGTGTTGTTACGGCGCTCGGCATTGAGGGCCTGCAACGCCTCGTCAGCGAGGAATTCGGTGCGTTGGACCTCGATTGGCAGGCCGGTGACTGGGTGCGTGCCCCGCCCTATCGAGCGCCGGTATTCGGGCGTGACCTCAACCACCTGCCAGGTGACGTTCTGGCAGTCGGCTTCGGTGAGCTTAATCGTCAAGTTCGTACTCACCGATCTTCTCGTCCCGAGCCCGCTTGGCCTCGTCGCGAGGCAAACGCACGACCGTGCCGACGTTCAGCTTGTCGGCAAACCCAGTTCCGACCATCGCGGGCGGTGCTGGGCTGATCTGGCCGGTTTCGTCGTTGGCCTCTTTAAAGAACCCGCCTTCCTCGATAGTGACCATCTTGCCGTCCGAGCGCTTCCGGATGACTGGTTCCTTGTGGTAGCCGACGATCTCGAACACGCTTGTCATGGGCCGGTAATTGCGCAGCAGGCGCACCGGAACCAGCTTGGGCTTCGCAGCCTCAACCCGTTCCCTCACGGCCGGGGTGTGGCCGATGGCTTCCATCTCGACGGCTTCATGAGCGCCGCCCACGTTGCCGTCGTTGTCGTGATCACCCTTGCCACCGAATGGCTGGGCAGGCTTTGCGTTGGGGATGCCTTTGGGCACAGATCCAACTCCTTGAAAGGTTGCAGGGAGAGGCGGACCGAAGCCCGCCCCTTATCGTTGATTATGCTACGGTATTTTCAAAAGGGGTGGCCTCGCTGCCACTCTGCGTGATCATGCCCTTGACCGCCCACTGGGTGGCCGAGCAGTCTTCGAACTCGATCCAGTCGCCCTTGGTCACGCCACCTCGAGTGGTGCCATTGAGCAGCAGCGAGTCGTCGGAAGCGCCGGCAACCCAGGTACGGGCCGCATCGGTCGCGGAGTCGGTCGCCGACTGGCCGATAATCATGCCGGTGAACAGCATCGTGCCGGCAGAGGCCTTGATGAGATAGTTGGAGGTGTTCACCACCGAGACGACGAACCGGTACTTGTTGCCGGAGCCCGTAGCGGCAGGGAGCGTGAAGGTGAGCGCCGCACCAGACGCGCCCATCAGCAACGTGCGGTTGGCGTGAGACGCCGCGGTCAGAACGGTGGTCGCGGTGAGGCTCACAGGCGCGATAGCCAGGGCAGCGCTCGCCAGGGTGTAGCCGACCAGTTCGCCCGAGGTGTCATAGACCGGGTAGCGATCGTTACCGGCGGGAATGCCGATGTCGGACGCTTTGTTGGCCATGTCGTAGGCGAGGCCGTTGAGCATGCGGGAAGTGGTCAAACCGGTTTCAGCGGCCATGACGAAGATCCTTCAGTTGGGGCCGGGAGCGCCCATGTGAATGAGTGAGGTGACCGTCTTTCCGGTCTGTCACCGCAGCCTTTCGGCTACCCGGACAAGGGGCTGATCGCGCGCGGTTCCGCATTGGGACGGAGAAGCGGGGAAAGCCCCGCCTCGATTGCTTAGGAGATGGTGGCCGAGAACGGCGTGGCCTCGGAGCCGGTGGAAGCAAGAAAGCCCGTCACCCGCCAGAAGCCCGTGCGGTAGTCGGTCAGCTTAACCGTGCTGCCCGCCAGCCCACCGGTGGTGGAGCCGTTCATGGTGATCGTGTCGTCGGTGCCGCCAGCGAGCATCGTAATGCCCGCCACGTCCGTCGAGATCGACACGCCGCCCCGGATCACATCGGTAGCATTTGCCACCGCGATAATCAGGCTGGACGTGACGGTCGTGTGCACGATGACCTCGAAGGACTTGCCGTCGCCGTTCGATGCCGGCAGCGTGAGAGTGCCACCGCCAGCCGCATTGTGGACCACCAGCGTGTCGGCGTGGTTGTCCTTGGTCAGCGTCGTGGAGCCGGTGACCGTGATAGTCTGCATGGGATATGCCATGATCAGGTCTCCTTACGCCGCTGCCGAGATGCCGAAGGTGTCAGCGATGACACCGTGGGCAGCTTCGTTGTTGACGATGAGGGTGTACTCGACGTTGAGGACATACTTGTCCGCGTCACCGGTTTTTGCCGGCTTGTGGACCTGGATGTCGTCAAAGATGCCGTAGGTCACCATCGACGGATCGATGAGGAAGACGTTGCGGGCGATAGCCGCACCGGCTCGGGTCATCTGGACGTTCGGAACGAAAGTCACGAGGCCGAAGTCCGTCAGGTAGGCGTCAGCCGCACCGACGATGGTCGCCGCACCCTTGCCGACTTCCTTGCGGAGCGGCACGATATCGGCGTCATCGAGGAAGCGCGACGAGACGGTCTTGTTGTAGTTGCTCATCATCAGCACATCGGCTTCACCGCCAGCGTTGGCAGTGGAGAGCACGACTTCGTCAATGAGCGCCTTGGACAGTGCACGCTGGGTGCCGTTGGTCGCAGCACCCTGAATGCCGTTGGAGAACGAGCCCGAGGACCCGCCAACGCCAAGGCTGTCGTTGGTGGTGAGCCATGCGCGAAGCCCCGCGAGAGTGCGGTTGGTGGCGCCGTTGCCAGAGCCGGCCGAGGCCGCCTGGTTGCTGAGGCCGATCACTTCCATGTCGATCTTCAGCTCGGTCATCTTCTTGGCCGCTTCACGGGCCTTTTCCGACTTCCGGCCCGCCTTGGAGGTGTTCTCCTGGGTGCGGGAGATCAGGAACGACTTCTCCGAGATCTGCGTGTAGTTGCCGATCCGAACAGTCGGGGTGATCGCGTCATACGACCAATCGTTGCCTTCCGGCTGGTTGTTGGTCGTGTCGGGAGAGCCGAGGGTGTCGGTCTGCCACTCGGGGTGAACAGAAGCGACTGCCTTGCGGCCGGCGAGGGACAGGAAGGGGGTCTTTTCCGGCGTGATCATATAGATCTTGTCGGCAAGCTCTTCCCGGTTGCCTACGGCGTCGTAGGTCTCAAAGGTATTGGCAGCCTGTGCCATGGGGGATGCTCCGGATTAGGGAATGAGGTCCTCGATCGCGGCAACTCCGGCTTCGAAGCTGCCCGTCGTGCGAAGCCGCTCAGACCGCGCCTGCTTTTCTGCGGTGACCCGGGAGTTCGGATTGGCCCTGCGGCCTCCGATCGCCACGACTGGCTTTGCCTGTACCTGCTGCTTGACCCCGGCTGCCTTGGCTTTGGCGCGTTCGTAGAGAACGGCAGAGCGAAGGACCCGGAAGGCCTTGCCGGACCTCAAGTTCGCGATGTCATCGCGAGTGAGGCCCCAGGCCTTGCCCCCCAGTTCGACAGCTTCCTTGAAGAAGGCTTCCACCTTCGTAGGATCGGCAAAGAACTTGTCGCTTTCCACCAGAGCTGCAGCTTCAGCCGCCCAGTCCTTTTTGGCCTGTTCGTCCTTAGCGTTCTGCTGCTCTTCGGTGAGTTGCGAGGTTCCCTGCTGGATGCCGTTGAACTCGTTGACGGCCTGCTCGTACGTCTCCCGCTGCTGCATGTAGCGCATGTAGCCGAGGGGGTCGGTATCGGGCGTGCCGGTGAACGGTTCTGGGGGTTGAGGCAGGTATTTCTGGCTGAAGACAGTCAGTCGTTCCGCAAGCTGCGTCAGTGATTGAGCCTGCTGGTCTACCTGAGATTTCTGAGCACTAAGCTCTTGAAATTTCTGGGTAACACCGCGCTGCAACTCCGCTTCGCGTGTCTCGGCATAGGTTTTGAGTTCCTCAACGGAGATCACACGACCAGTCTTGAGGGTCACTTTCGCGGTGTTTGGCGCGAATTGACCGCCCTTGACTTCGTCCTGTGGGCCGTCGTCCGAGTCAGGCTTTTCGTCGTCGTCAACGTCTTCCGGATCAATTACGACTTCAGGCTCATCGCCATCATCGGTCTCACCGGCCTTCGCTTGGTCCTCACTCTCGGCGGGGTCCGTTTCCGGGTCGTCATCGAGAAGATCGGCAATGTCCGAAACCAGTTGGGCTTCGGTAGGCGCAGACGTGTCAACAGGCCCCGGCTCAACGCCAGGGAGATTGTCGATTGGCATGTGAAGGGTCC